GCCAGCTATTGTTAGCGTTCCAGAAAGTGCCGAGTTTATTGCTGCAAGATCACCGCCCGAAGTATCTGGCAATGTAGCTAGGGTAACGTCGTTATTAGCGCCAAGATTAACTAATAGCCCATTAGTTGAATCGCCTCTGAGCCTGTCCCAGGTAGTGCCATCAAAGCCGAAAAGATAAGAGCCGATTTTGGAAATCGAAGGGTTTGTGACGTTATCAGCAGCGGTAGCAACGGCAGGTAATCGAGCTATAAGAGTTGTTTGGTTTGCCGCCGTTGCAGCTCCAGAAGGTAGAGCCGATGATGATACTACTACAGCACCTGTATTACACGCGGTAATCTTACCATCAGTTGAAGTGGTATCACCTGCAATAGTATCAAGATTGCCGCCAGATTCAAGGGCAAAGTCGACCGCTGAAAATGTGGACCCGGTTAGTAAGGTTCCAAGAGTAGTCTCGGTTGCAAAATCTACCGCAGCAATAGCTGCTAAATCACCAGAGGCTGTGTCAGGTAAAGTTGCAAGGGTAACATCGTTATTGGTGCCAAGATTCACCAAAAGACCGTCAGCTACCGTACCTTGAATAGGAGCTAGGGCGTCAGCTGCAACCTCCATCATGGCAGCTGTGCCAGTTATAGTGGCCGCCGTATCTCCTTCGTCGTACTGAGTCCCGCCGCCGCCGCCGGAAATTATAGAAACAGGCAAAGGATTTGAAGATCCTACAGGGGTTCCCGTGTCATCAAGCTGCAAAAACGCTTGAACTTGCGGGAAAGAAGCGTCGGAATCATCGTAATAAACTTTGACAAAATATCGAGGCGATACCCGGTTATCGACTTGCTGCTTTGATTCAACTAGCGCCATTTATAGCCCTTCAGTTGGCAGAACCGGGAGATCCTCAGAGTCTTGTACTTCAATCTCAGTCACAGTACCGTCGCCTCGAGTAATCTTAGCCTTTCGAGAGCCAGGTTTTGGCATTTCAACCGACAAATTAATATTGGGCACCGCCATTGAACCGCCGCCGCCTCCGCCGCTACCATTAGAGCCCGATCCAAGCCCCTGGATCGTTTCAATCGCTAAACGCTGCTCTTCCATCATCGATTCTTGAGCGTTCACCTCAGCTTTTAGCCTTTCAAGCTCAACACGCTGCTGCTCAATCAATAAAAGCGCTTTATCCATCGCTTGATCATGGCGTGCCGTGCTTTGCGACACCATAATATCGCTTTGCGCCTTAGCCGCTCGAGCTTCAGCCTCAAAAGCCTTAATTGAGTTTTTATACTCTTCGCTTCTCGCTGTAAGTTGCGCCTGAAAAGCCTCAAGTTGCGTTTTTGCTTGCGCGTGAGCTTGCTTTTGCTCAGATTGCTGAGCTTTAAGCGTTAACTCGTGGCCTTTAAGCTCGAGCTTCATGCCTTCATAATCAGGCGGAGGAGGCGCAGGCATAGATCTTGCTTTTTCCAAATCCGAGACCGCTTGCTCTATCATGTCTTGAGTTTGTGAAGTGCCGCCCATGCTCTCGAGCGTGGAAAGAAGAAGCTTTAATGCAATTCCAGCAAACTCTGGATTTTGAATGCCGCCAATCATTGATAGGCCCTGCACAGCGGTTTGAGAAATGAGCTTTTGACGCTCCATATCCCGCCGCTCATCTCTGAAACTAGTCGAATCAGTCTCAAAATCAATCGTAATCAAACGATCCCGATCAGATTTAAGACGATTTAGCGCATCAAAGAACCTGTCTTTATGCCCAGGCTTAGCAGGGGAGCCTTGAGGGTTTTGCTCTGAAGGAGGCTCGGCAGGACGACCAGACTCTAAAAACTCATAACCACAAATTTGTGCGATCTTCTCCGCTGAAAAAACTTCTAGCGCCAAATCAAGCATCATTTCAGCCGAATCACGCGCAAGATCCGTCATCAGTTTTTTATTGTACTTAAATCTATCATGCGCTGCGTCGGATTTTATCCCTTGCGCTTCCGCGGTTTCTTCCGGGTGCGATTGGCCGCGCAAAATGTCAGGAACACCAAACCACTCGTAAAAAGTATTCTTAAAATGCTCTTCAAGCTGCAAAGCTTCGCGCAAAGATTCAACTAACTCTTGAACCGGAATCCACTGAATCAGATTCTCAAGCCCGCCCTTTTGCAAAATCTCCGTCATATCGCCAATAGCGATAAACTCAGCACCTTCTAAATTATTAAGGGCATTAATCAGCTCTTGTGATGCTCCAGAGACAAGCGCCCGACGACGAATCGAATCAATTAGAGTAAAAATTCGTGCATATAAAACATTGAGCTGAGAAATAGTGCCTTCAAGATAAACATAGATAGGCGTAGGATAGAGGGACTTTCTATGGCGGTTGGAAAGTATGAATTTCGGAGATGGGAAAAATCCCCGGATTTGCGTGTCGTCAGGAGACTTATCTAAAAAATCCTCGGGATAATCCGGGCAAACCCAATAACGAGTTTTTGAATGCTTGCAATAACACTCCCAGCCCTCTAAAAACTTCTCGCTCGTTTCAACCCTATCCTCGTCCTGTAAAGTCGATGAGCCGTCCTTGGAATCCCGCCTTGATTTGTAAGGAAGAGATTTCTTCCCGTCAGGATTAAACAACTCTTCCGCTTCAGATTTCGGAATGCAAAATTTATATGCAATCTCAGTTATTTCAGCATTGGTTTTTGCTTCCGGTGTGTGCAACACTTCATCATAGCAAACAGGAGCAAGATAAATTCTTTGCGTCCCTTCTTTCGCTCGCTTAGACTCACCAAAATACCGCCCCTCTTCCTCTTGAACTTCCCCCTCGTACAATTCCCCATCATCGGTGTAGTAGGTGTCATCAAGATCCAAAGACTTGGCTAAAGGGATTCTGTAATTCTCAGTATCAGTTGCATAAATAACTTGCGTTGTGGTTTTCGAGGCATGAATGAAATCAAGCTTCGCCGCTTGCATCGCCTCATCAAAATGCCCATTGTCTACAACAAATTGCCCCAAACGCTCGGCAATCAACGCCATAGTTAAAGCAACATTGTCCTCAATCCCGTAACGACGCCGCGCAATCACTTTCGGGGTTTGCGCATAATAGGCAGGATCTAAAATATCACAGGCAAACTTGTAAATCGGATAGCCCTTCTTGCTGTCATAGCTATCATCCTCGCCAGCTGAGCGAGTGTGCGAATATTCGTACTCCTCATAAGCACAATCAGTGTCCTGCCTATGACGCTTCGCTGCTTTTTGAGAAGTCTTGATCCACTTTAGCCAGTAGCCAATCTTTGAACGCTTATCATCACCGTCTTGTGACATACTTTCTGGCCTTAGGCTTAGACATTTGCTTGAGAATATCCGAAGGCGCTAAACTTCGAGAACTACTCGCCCAGATAACAGGCTGCTGGCTCTGGGGCCTATCTTCAACTACCGGCTTAGTCGCACACGCATACCGAACCGCGTCAGCACAATGCGTCGCCTCGCCATCCTCGGCAGCATCTTCCGATTTAGTCTTATGCCGGGGAAGCGCTGGCAAATATTCCCTAACATACTTACAACTCTCACAGAAATAGATTAGCGGCAATCCATCCTTTCCTATCAAGCGCGATTTCAATTGCCCCCAACCATACACCCGCGCCGTATTCGCTAAAGTTAAAGGCACCCCACAGTCCGCGAAAACATCCGAAATCAAATACTTTTTTCCATGCTTCGTCATCCCGCGATCTTGAAAAGGTAAAGAGTCCGTCAACGTCAATGGACTCACTTGCTCTACAGTTCTACCCCGAATCCCCTGGGCAATTTCCTCATTTCTAAGCTGCAAACCCTTGCTGCCCATCTTCGGATGGCACCCATACCATTCGCGATAACAAATCAATGCCCCACGAGGAAACCAACGCTTTTCTCCGTTGTGCTCAAAAGACTCCCCATCCGAAACAGCCCACCACAAAACACAAAAAGGATCGCTCGACCCCCAATCGAAAGTGCGAAACTTAAACCAATAATCCGGCGGCCTAAAGTCAGGACAAGTATGCTTTTGATCAGAAAATTGTGGCAGAAATTCCCCAACAGGCGCATCCCAGTTCGCATTCAATAACGCATCGGCTTCGGCCTCGTCCCCAATCTCAGCCAAACGACCCGCTACAGCTTCGGCATTCTCGCTCGGATTATCCGTTACCAAACTCTCAATATACTGGCGACGAAAAGCCCCAACCTTTTCAATCTCCCCCTTAGGTCTCGCTTTGACAAACTCACGGCGAAAAAACCCCATCGACTCGCCAATAGCATTAGCTGTATAAATAATGCGTGGGAATAATTCCCGCCGCTCAGCAGGCGTTAGATCAGGATAGAGGCCCTTGAGCTGCTCAGGTAGCTTATCCTTCATCTCCTCAGTCATCGTTACCCAACCGCGCAAAAACCTAATGCGCCGCTCGGGGATCTGCGTAGCTTCATCCAAAACTAAAACATGCTTGGGAACCCCCTGTGCCTTCTCTAGGGCCTCCTCAGTAGAGCAATGCTCAAGATTAATCGCCGAGCCATTGGCAAACCTCACCTGCTCTTTCGTGCAAGTTACAATCTTTTTCTTAATCAAAGGGGCTAAAAGCGCTCGAAAGCCGTCAGGGCCCTCCATGTGATTCTTGAGTACATCCTCATAATACTTGCGATACAAAAAACACTGCAGGCCAGGAATCGCTAAACACCAAAGCGATAAAGAAGCCTTAATGAAAAAACTCTTCCCACCCCTGGTGGCACCGCCAAACAACATCTCCGTGGCAAAGCTCTCAAAGGCGTACCGCTGCCGAGGCCAGAGAGCTATATTAAGATTAACAGCCATGTAATGATTTCAATGGGTTAGGGGAAAGCCTAAGGAGAAAATTTAATAATATTATATATTTAGAGGGCAAAGGTAAGGGGAGATCTATGCTGTGGGGGGATGGGGGGTACATATACACACATCCCGCCGCGAAAATCCCTTTCGAACTTCTATGAGCCGAAAAAGCTAAAGGTACCCCTGGGTTATGGTTGGCGGGAAATGTCACTAGAATTCTAGTTCTCGTGAACTAAACATCATTTTGTTTTGGTCGTCAGGTTGATCTGTACTGAAAGGTCCGTGTCCTTGCCTGCCTCAAGCGAGACTTTATCGCCGTACTTCTTAGAGCAGCGCTTGGACAGAAGCCACTTCCAGGTGTCCACCTTTAGGCGGTCCCTGTTGACCGCTGTGTTATCCGATTTGAACCCACCCTTACCATCGGGCTGCAAGTCGCGGCTCTCATCTGAGGCAAATGTGACGAGATTTTCAGCTATTGACTCGAACATTGCCTCTCTCGCGTGAGCGTATTGGACCGAGAATTCATTGCTTCCGTCCCCGACATTCTTGTGTTTATACAGTGTCCAAGTTGACCACGCTGGCATGTCAGGATCTCGAAAGATAGATCTCTCTGACTCGCCTTCGGCCATGCGACTAAACACTTGCTCGATTATGTCAGGGGTGACTACTGGGGGTCTGCCTGCTGGCATCCGTATAACCTCCGCAAACTATTGCTCTTTCAGTTTGCGACTAGTTTGCTCTGTTGTCTAGATAGCTCTGTATCGACTTGCGAGCGCAAGAGAGACGGTGGGAGATCTAGATACTCACATATCCAGCGATAACTAAATGGCTTACGAGAGAGGCTCTCAAACAGCCAGCGGTAAGCATCGCGTTTGTATTTAAAATCGTGCTTAGGCACTGAATCGAGAATATCTCTAATGGCCCTGTCTAAAATTGCAAGCATCAGAGCCTTCTCACCTGAGACTGGATCACGAACTGGGACAGATATGGGTCGTGGAGATGGCTCGATTGAATGATACAAAAATGGGGATATAGGTCTAATGGACATTAGCTAATACCCCCAATGCCAAAGGAGAGTTTGGAGAAGCTTATCATAATCTTAGCTCCTGCTAAGATGAAAAAACCAAGTATTCGATTCTTTTTTCTCAAAGCTTCCCTTGCACCTTCATTCGTCTGCCATACTCAGCTATCAGCAGAGAGTCTGCGATAGCATGTGTAATTTTGATATCTGGAAATAGCTGCTGAGCTGCTTGCTTAGATACGTTCTTATCGCCTCTGGTTTGGCATCCTAGCGCCTTTTGCCAGGTATTGGGTGCTACATCATGAAAGGGGATACGAAGGGCCGTTAGGCAGCCTCTCAGAAAGCCATAGTTTTGCCCGAGTGCCCAATTAGCCTTGCTACCTCTGCCTGGTCGGCCCTTTTGCGGGGCAGGCATGGCGTGAACCTTCTCGAGAAAGGCCACGACGGTGGTATGCTCTGGGAGTAAGCTCCAAGCTTCGCCTAGAGTCTCGAGGACGTCCCTTTCCGTTGTTGGCATTTTGTATGCCCATGCTTGGCCGTTTTGGATAAAAGCGATCCCTCCAGTTTGGCCCGGATCAATTCCAACAAACAAGGTTTTAGTCATCTGTGTTCCCCAATATTAAAACTGTGTTCTTCTGTCATCCACCTCTAACATTTCACTCCTGTTCCCCTTTGGTTTTCATTACCGAAAACTAGCCCTCTGTGAAGACTGTGAAGACTGTGAAGGCTTTTCTAAGAAACTATATATAAATAACCTCTCCCTTTTCCTCTACTGCCCCTATATTCGTTCTTAGATTTTATCATTTTTTATTTTCATATATATTTTCTATAAAAAGCCTTCACAGTATTCACAGGTTGCGTACCTATTGAAATCATTGAGGATCCGCGTGTAACCCTTAGATCCCAAAGTCTTCACAGTCTTCACGGTAGTGTGAAGACCTGTGAACCCCTGTGAAGGCTTTGTGTATACCTTGTGTATACCTTGCGACCTCCTCAGATGTTCCATTTTTCATCCTCAAATTCGGTGTCTCCCTCCTCCTCTTCGGGCTCCTCCTGCCATGCGCTTGGGACCCCCCCATAGACGATCCCTCCTCTCATCCTGCCGCCATACCCTCTCTGTTTCAAAACGTGTTTTATTGTCTGGGGGGCCCTCTTTGTGGCCTTCCCTAGCGCTTCCCAAATTGGCTGCATCTCACTTGAGCGTCTTAAGGTTGTGTCTCTCCAATAAGGCAGCGTACCCGCCTGTGCCCTCCACTCAACCTCGAAAAGCTCACACAGTGCATCGTCTGGGTCCTCGGGAGTATGGGTCTCTAGGTAACGATCCAGAGCTGCCTCAGCAGCCTCGCTGGCTCTATATTTAGTTTGTGCCAGGGCTTTCAGCTCAGCTAGGATCTGCTCGCTCTCGCCTTGCGGATAGCCCCAATCTATTGACTTAACATCAAATATTATAAACCGCTCTGACCCGCTAGGGTCTCGCAAGATCCCATCCACATTACAGGTAGCAACCCAGGAGCTTCTTACGTCTCGAGTTTCGGCCAACTTCCCATGTGACGGCCTATAGCGCACCGAAGTAGCTGTGATCATGTGCTTTATTGCCGCAACGTCCGAGGATTTATAGGTTCGGTCGAACTCCTCTAAGTGCATTATTGCCCCGGCTGAGATTTGCTCCAGATTGTCTTTCTCTTGATACGTGTTGAATGTAAAGGGGATTTTCCATTCCTTAAGTGCTTGGAACATTTGAGTAATTAACCAATCCTTGCCAATTCGCTGGGGGCCTTTGAGAATCAAACATCGGTTTGTCTGCATGGGGTTATAAATTCGTTCGAAAACTCTTGAACCCCAGTCCTTTAACAATTCTTCGACGTGCTGAGGCTCGAGATTCTGGCATGAGACGCATTGTGCAATCTGCGCCAGGCGTTGGCCCCCGTCCCACTCTGGGATATTGGCTAGAAGTTCTCGAGGGGTTTCTCTCGTTAGCCTCATGAGGTGAGGCTCTACTCGAGCCGCGCTAAATCCTGCTTTATCTAGCGCGGCGCTTTTCAAGACTCCTAATGATATCAGCCCCCTACACATCTCCCAACGTCCATGCACTTCGTGCACAAGCTCGCCTGTGAAAATGTCGCGCCTAATCTCCCCTAAGACCTCTTCGAAAAGCTCTTTATAAGCCTCGTATTGCCTCGCCTTGGGCTTCTTCTTTCCTTTCTCCCCTCCTGTGTCCTCTTCCTCTATTTCTTCTTCCTCGAGCAAGTCAGGGGCATCTAGGGCGAAATCTACCAAAAGCTCTACGCAGCCCCCGCGTTTTTCGATCCAGTCCGTAAGATCTTCTTTCTCTCCTAGCTCTGGCAGGTCTAGCACCCGTAGGCTTTTAGCAGTTTTAGCAAGTTCAACGGCTGCCTTTTCGGCGTAGGTTCGCCCGGGCTTATCATTATCTGGGATAATAACCACGTGTGCCCCGCGCAGCTGCTCGGCCCACTCGGGCTTAAAGCTTGAGCTATGCCTTGCTGTGGTTGCCACCAGGCCCAAGGATTCGGCTGTATGGACATCCTTTTCCCCTTCGACCAAAAATACCGCCGTCTCGGTTTCTATCGCCCAGGCCACCCTGGGGAGCCTATACAGCGGGTCAGGGCCTCCGTCTGGGAAAAGATCCTTATAAAGCCAGCTTTCCCCATCTGGGCTAGGCTTTCGGCACCGAAACTCCTTCCCTGGTCTGCGTGCTTTTTGCCAGATCAGATTCCCGTTCTTGTCTGTGTAGGTGTAAGTTTCGCCTATTTTTGCCTTCGGGTAATCTTTTTCTCTGGTGGCTTCTGCCAAATGGCTTTCGGCTATCAAGTGTCGTGGAATATTAGTGCGTACCCCCCGGCAATGTTGTAAGGTGTCCTGCGCCGGTAAAATCCCGCGTTCTCTTAGCTTTGTGACGATGTCTTCGAAGGCGCATCCGGCATGGCAGAACATTAACAAGGTGTCCCCGTCGTTGCTCACACTCAACGATGGGGCCTTGTCTTTGTGGCATGGGCAAAGACACGTCCAGCCCTTGCCTGAGCGCGCAGCTTTCCCTAAGGCTTTAGCGATATGCTCAGCCTGATCCGATTCTCGATTAAGCATTTTTTTTTCCTCTTAGCTCTGAAATGTGGCCTGGGTTTGCGAGCATACCAAACCCTGAAGAGTTAGGGGTAGAACGATTTTTATCTTTTCATTACCGCCTTATGATACTCAGTCCAGATTTTTCCATGTGGCACTTTAAGCACCTCACAGATTCTCAAGTGTCGTTTTAGCGGTGGCAGCCTTGTCCCTCGCTCGTAGTGGCTGATGGCCCTTTGGCTGATGTCGCCGATTAGCTCAGCTAGTTGCCGTTGGGTGTATCCCCGCTTTTCTCTGTAGGCTTTGTAGATTTTCATTTTCCTCCAACTTTCTCTTGCCAGCTTAGCCCACATTGGGCTAGAGTGTAAATCATAAACCTACTGCTTAATACCAAAGACGCAATGTTAGTATCACCCAAATTTCAGCCCGCCCCCTTCGCTAGTAGTACCCAGCATAGCTGGGGAAACTTCCACCCCCGGTCCGGGGGTGCTAGTAGCAACCGGCCTTCGGGGGCGGTATCAGTGAATCCCGATCTTATATGTGCTCTGACGTTAAGCAGTAGGGTGCTTTGTAAGATCAGCGCGAGCCCGGCGCGTTATCCGGGCGTTTTTAACCTAAGGAGAACTAGCCCTATGCGATGCGGCTCAATCACTTACAGAAGAAAGTTTCTCACGTCTATTTCATGTGGTGACATCAAAGATCCCGAGTGGGAAGAAATTGGAATCACAATGTTTATGGACGAGGGAGATTTAGCAAACGGAATCACAGCGGAGAAAGTGTTTAAATTGGCAAAGAAATTCGTCTTTGACCACGCCCATAACGCAGACACCCGTAATGAAATGATAAAGGAAAAGGAAGAAGAAAATGGACTACGAGAGCAACCCTCTAAAGGCTCCTGAGCTAAAGGAGTTTGAGAACAATGTGCTGCAGCCTGCCGAAATCCCCTGGAAGCTTACGGGGATTAAGCTAACGACTGGCACAAAATACAAAAGCGAGGAGGTCGAAGATAAGCTTTTGTGGAAGTTCCGCGCGGTTGATGTGAAGCCCTATGCTTACTGCTCTGTACGTACATCCACATCCACCTGGGCGCGTCGTGGCAATGAGGGTGGAGCTGTAAAGATGCTGCAACGCATGGCTCCATCGGAGGTGCTGAAATTGCCCCGTGAGAAAAACGAGCGTGGCAAAGATCAAAAGGATGTAATTGAGCCCGAAGCAATGTGGGCGCTTTGCAAAAAGCAAGTTGGGCAGATCTTTTTAATGGCAACAGAGCCCTCGGAGTGTATGCAGTATAACAACTTCGTATCTTTGCGCCCTAACGATCCTAACTACGTGCCGCCTCAGGACGAAGATGAAGAAGATGAGGCCGGTGATGCTCAGTCGCCTTTGAAGCTGCCACCAAGACAGCAACGCGTGAAAGAGATCAGGCAGGATTTTGAGGACGACGATATCCCGTTCTAATTCGTGACGGATCTACCTTGAATAAATGCTAGGGGGCCTAGCGGTATCGGCCCCCGTTTTTGGAGAATCAGACAATGAAACGCAGAACCTTACAGATAGTAAAGACCGACCGCCGCAATGCTGGCTGCTATGATCTGTCTGAGCGTCATCATTTCACGCTTTTTGATCTTCTCGCTCAGCTGCTTGGCGTGTTTGTATGCATGGCGCTTTTTTATGGCGCGCTGATTTTGTTTTGGTCGCTATGACTCGCGGCTATTCCGGCCCCTGCTGTAGCGGGGCTTATAAAGCTTGGTTAGCTGGAGAGGAAAAGATGGAAGAAGAGCAAGAGCCAAAGCTCATTATCAAAACCGAGCGTGGCAAGGTTCCCAATCGGATGCTGCGTTGGGAGCTTGAGTATCACCGCCATGCTGATCGCAAAAATACTCATTATGCTTACGTACAGATCTATGATGGTGCGGATCAGGTTATTATAGATGAGATCTTTACTGGCAAGCATGAGGCTAAGAAATGGCTGCGCGAGCAATTGTATAAAGATCTCTTAGAGGGCGACGAGGAGCTAGAGCAATGAGTGAGAATTTGTTTATCGAATCAAGGGAGTAGTCAGGCCATGACAAAAAATAAAACCAATTCGGGCTATCGCAATTCGGGCGATTACAATTCGGGCTATCGCAATTCGGGCGATTACAATTCGGGCGATTACAATTCGGGCAATTGCAATTCGGGCGATTACAATTCGGGCAATTACAATTCGGGCGATTACAATTCGGGCTATTGCAATTCGGGCAATCGCAATTCGGGCAATTACAATTCGGGCCATTACAATACGGGCAATTACAATTCGGGCCATTACAATACGGGCTACGGTAACTCCTGTAATCGATCATCGGGCATTTTTTGCACCGAGCGGCCAAAGCTATATCTTTTTAACAAGCCCGCCGAAGCTCAATGGGAAGAGATTGATCATCCGCGCTTTAATGAGTTTCGGCTAACCAAATGGATACCCGAATCGCAAATGACTGACGAAGAGAAGGCTGTTCAATCTACATTTCATATCCGAGGCGGGTATCTCAAGACTTTCGAGTGGCAAGAGGCTTGGGCTAACTACTGGCGTGATACCGACGACGAAGATCGCAAGCGAATCATGAACCTTCCGAATTTTGACGCTGCGATTTTTAAAGAGATTACAGGGATCGAAGTTTCGAAAAAGGAAAGCTGTGACGGTGAAGTGGTAGAGATTCGCGGCCAGAAATATAGGTTGCAAGCGCTTTAAGATGAGTGAGGAGCTGATTCAAGATTTTAACTAGCTAAGGGGGAACAATGATTGAAGCACTTAGGAAGATCAAAGAAGAAGTAGGCGCATTGTCGACGCAGTTAGGTAGAGCTGTGTCTATAGGGGTCTCATCCCACGGCTCAGGCTATGAACTATATATTGCTAAAGGGGATCGGCTATGGACCCCCGATGGCGAGCCGTTGAGCAAGCGTCAGTACAATGACTTCGGCTCACCAGAAGATCTGCGAAGCTTCATCAACAGAGCAAAGACAAGTGTAGTCTCGCCCGATGTTCTGATAGCTGCCAAGCGGCGCAAGCGCAACGAGTTGTTGTCTGAAGCTAACCAGCTCGAAATTGAGATTGTTGAGCTTGGGGGTGAGTGATGAGTGAGGAACTGAATTTTAATAATGAAGGACATGAGAAATGCAAACACCAACGCTAGATAGATTGTTCTTAGAAATATCCCAATTCACACGGGCCAAAACAGCCAATGAAATCCTGCTATCTCGTGCATTGACTGAGATGTTGACACAAGGCCAGGGGGCCGAATGTATGCACTGCAAAGTGAAAGACAGAATCGGAAGCGAGGCACTAACAGAGCACAAAAGGAGGCTCGAAAAATGATCCCCTGTGACTATTGTGAAATGGGGTATGAATTTGATGATCGATGCTTCTGTTCGGAGTGCGGGAATACTGTTTGCCCTAGCTGTATTGAAGAATGTCGCGACCCATATTCGTTAGACCCCGCTGATACTATCAATGTTTGCAAAGAGTGTTTGCGGAGACAAAATCTAACCACCGAGGAGGAGTGATGAAATCGATTGTTAAGTACGAAGATTCTGCGGAACGCAGAACAGACCTGGAAGGTTGGGTTTGTACAGAGTGTCTTAGATATTGGGGCAGTGATGAACACATGGCACGGTATTGTTGCGCTACTGAGATCCCTTGTGGCAAGTGCCAAGGTAGAAACTCCGATAAGGGGTGGGCGTGCTGCAAAGATTGTCGAGACAAGGCAGACCAAGAAAAACTAGATAATGCTGAAAGGGTAGACTGGGACGGGGAGTTTCCTATTTGTGTTTGGGGGGATGACACATATTTTTTTGATGAGGATGATTTGGTTTGCTGGCTAGACGACAACGCATTGACGCTCGATCAAGTGAATCTGGAATCCTGCGAGACTAAGACTTTTCCAACTTTCGATATACATGATTTTCTTTGTGACGAGTGGAGCGTGATCGATCACGGAGATCTGCCAGGAGACTGGGAACAGGCAGAGAAAGCAGTGAATGATTATTTAGAAAAGCTTGGACCGCAAATGTTTTCAGGTACAGGAAAGATAATTTCGAAAGAATCATTAAGTAAACATCTTCCGATGTTACCTAACCTAACAACCGAGGGTGAGTGATGAGTGATATTTTGGAGGTAGAATGATGAGCAGCTACTATTATTATTGCAACACATGCAGTCAAGAACTGGACGAGCATTGTAGCGGATATTTATCTGCGGAAGATTTGATAGAGCTTTGGCGAGTTCGTAACCCCATCTCCGAGCTTGCTGATCGTGTCAATGGAGACATTTTTAAAGATTGGCGATTGCCCGAATGGATTAAGAAGCATCGCGATCACGACGTGCAAATAAACACGACTAACTCGTGTGGTCTATGTGCAGAAATCCCGCAAGACGATCGAGTGCCGACTCCTGAACGTGTCGAACTTAGGCAGCTGATCACAAAAGACGGTTGCCGGGGGAAGATAGTCGAGTGTGAGCCCGGCGTACCTCGCACAGTGGATACAATCTGTGAGCGCCGTTGGCTTAGTGCTGCCTCGATGGGTGAGGCGAGCACTGAGGTATGCTACGAGCCTAAAGCTCGTAGGTATGCCTACAAGATGGACGCTCCAGCAATAATTAGGATCTACGAAGAAGTTTAACCCCCGCCGTGAGAGTGAATAATGAGTGAGAAACTGAAGCCGCGGCCAATAGGGAAGCTTTTGGAGATCTTAGGGGACTTTCATCACGAGCCCAGCAATCCCGACCCGGAGAAAATATGTTCGGATTGCGAGGAAGCGAACGTCCCACTTTATTGGAAACAGCAATCATACGAATACGATGAATGGGAAGCATATTGCGAGGACTGCTTGAGAGCTTACGGCGGTATGTACTTAGATCTCGAGAACGAGAAAACTAGCGATATTGCGGAGGATTAAAATGAACACAGAAGATTTCCAAGTGCTCCCTGCTAGTCATTATCTTTTAAAAGATGACGACTTGAGTTGCTCTAGTTGTGGGGCAGGTTTTAGCGAATACGAAAAGCTCATTGTAAATTGCGATGAGTTTTGGTGTCGAGGATGCGCTTTAGAAGCTTTGGATTTTTTATTGCTAGCTCTACCTTTAACTAAATGCTGCGTTTGTCAGAAAGAAGTTCGCATGTTTGAACCTGATTATTGCTGTAGCGGGGATATGTGCGGCTGTAGGGGATTGCCGCTAGATCCTCCGCTATGTGATTCCAGAGATTGTAATAATAAATATTGGGAAGAGGATGGGGCAGCTCCATTGAAACTAATAGCGATTAATCCCCGCCCCGAGGCGGGGGTTACGAACGAGGAGGAGTAAAGATAGTGAAAGCAAAGCTTTTAATCGCCGGATCTAGATCGTTCGATCATTACGATTTATTTGAATATTACATGAGCCTTTATTATTGCCCATGCGATCTCTTCGAGATTGTCAGCGGTGGAGCAAGAGGGGCTGACAGTCTGGGCGAGAGGTGGGCTAAAGAGAAAGGAGTGCGAGTTAAGCAGTTTCTTCCCGACTACAATTCAGCACCAAACCCAAAGCAAGCTCCGCTAATTCGGAATGCAAAAATGGCAGAGTATGCAGATATCGCCCTAATCTTTTGGGACGGCAAAAGTCGAGGAACGGCAAATATGATGGCCGAGCTAGCCAAGCTGGGGAAGAGCTTTAATGTGGTTGGGCTTGGCCCCGAGGAGAACGCCGATGGTGAGTGATGAGTGAGGAACTGAAGCCGTGATCATGCATGAGCCAGAGGAAGAGAATGTGTAGGCGCAGACAGAAGAACATGTTGCGGGAATGTAGTCGGCCAAGGGTTGCGCCTTGGCGGTTAAGTGCTGGCTTAGAAACCAGTGACTGTCTGGAGTTGCTTCCAAATAGTCTCGCAGGACGCACCGTAGACTGTCTAGCTAGTAGTCTGGGTAAACCGCCCGAGCTGCGAGTACACTCTCTTCCCCTGGCTGATGCGAACACGTGCGAACAGATAATCGAGAAGCGCCAATTTTAGAGCCGAAACTAGAGGAATGATATGAAATGGAAAGTTATTATTTTAGCCTTTTGGTCGTTGTGTGTGTCGTCTTGCTCACCTTCCTTGTCACGTGCACCGTCTATTACACCCTCTGCTGGCTTAAAGGTATACAAAGATCAATACCTGATAAAAAGCCAAAGCGCTGAAGCTTGGTGTGGGGATAAAGGCGAGTGCCAAGAGCAGGTAGGATCGCAAACTTATCTTGTATCTCCTGTCGGGCATGGTTGGTCGGTTATTCGTGGCGATCAACCAGCAAGCGCAGGCACCGAAGCCGAAATAGTACCTTATGATTCTGATAAAGATTTATGCAAGCAAGAATCCCTTGACGATTGCGAGCCCAATTGGGTTTGGGAGCTACAAGACACTACGCCAAACGATCCCGCCTGGCCGCAGCTTTGGGGTATGCAGAAAATAAGAGCCCCTAAAGCGTGGGACGAGATTCAATCGTCTGGAGCCATTCGGGTAGCTGTAATTGATACTGGGGTAAACGCTTGGCCCGAGCTTTCAGGCTCTTTAATCGATGGCTACAATGCAATTGATGGCAGCACGGGAATTTTTGCCATTCGCGATTCCCATGGGCATGGAACGCACGTTTCGGGCACGCTTTGCGCTGCGGGCGATAATGCAGACAAAGTTGTTGGCGTTACTTGGCAATGCCAGCTGCTAGGATGTCGCTTTCTCTCAGCTTCGGGTGGTTCAACGGTTAACGCGATTAAATGCATCGATTGGGCTGTAGCTAACGAAGCACGAGTGCTGTCGAACTCCTGGGGAGGAGGCGGCTATAGCGAAGCGCTAAAAGAATCTATTGAGCGCGCCAAAGACGCCGGTGCTGTCTTTATTGCAGCCGCCGGGAACTACTCAACCAACACCGATGTAGTGCCATACTATCCGCAAGGGTATGAGGTGTCGAATATAATGAGCGTTGGCGCATCGGATGAAGGAGACGGGCTTGCTACCTTTTCAAACTACGGCCAGCAATCGGTTGATATTATGGCTCCAGGGGTAAACATAAAATCTTTGGGGCAAACTGAAGAGCACACTTATACAATGTCAGGCACATCCATGAGCACCCCTCATGTGTCGGGCGCTGCAGCTTTAATCCTAGCGCAAGATCCAAGTCTTACTCCTGAGCAGGTGATTCTAAAATTGGCGAAAGGAGCTAAGGTTATTCACTCTCTGGGAGCTTATATTAAAGGCGGAAGGCGTCTAGATCTTTACGGCGCACTCCATGCCGAGGCTGGGCCAACCCCTACCCCCACACCTCTGCCCACACCCACACCGCCACCAACGTGTCAGCCAAACAAAGTGGATCAGTGCATTAACAAGTGCCGCTCCGATCTTAAATGCCAATATCAGCGGCAGCGTCGTTGCCGTAAACAATGCAAAGATAAATATTGTCCAAAAATGAGTGATGAAGAAGCTTATAGTTATTAGCCTATTACTAGCCCTAGCCGGGTGTGGCGATTTTGACGAAGCGCCCGGCTATGACATAAACGGAAATCCAACCGGCTCAACAGATAGCTTCGTATGCTATGACAGCGAGGATGTGTTTGGGGATCCTGTTGTGGTCTGTGATGAGGTGTAATGCTCTCTAATAAAGGGCATAAAAAGCTAAGGCGCATGGTGCGCGTCTGGCATGAGAACCACTATCTCGAGGAGCTGCCGGACTACATTCTGGGCTTAATCGAGACTACACAGTGCGACTCTGATTTAGTGTGCGGCTGGGGTCCGTTTAATACAGGCTGCTCGGATCCTTTTCGGCTGTGCTGTATCTGTCACGACATTGAGTACGTAAAAGAGGAGCTAGGCTTGCAGACCAAAACGCGCAAACAGGTAGATGATGAATTTAAACAGTGCATGGAGCGCTGCATCGAGCAAGGCAAAGGGACAAAGGCAAGGGCGCGCCTTTACTACGCCATAGTCCGTTCGCCTATTGGCTGGCTGGCCTGGAATACTTAAGCCTTGGGCAAAAGCCGAAGAGGCATTTGCGCACGCCAACGACCCCAGAGGGTAATTATGCTATTTACGGCCAGGATCAAAAACGCCTGGCTGTCACTGATTAGCTCAGGCGGCAATTGTTTATACCAAGCCATAAGGGCTGTAAAAGTGCCAAATAGCGAGAACATTCCGCCAACACTTTGAAAAATATGCTTTGTTGGTTTTGCCATTAATCGATCCTCTTAGACGTATCGTTAATTGTTCTGCAAACCCCCTCGGCAAAAACTACACTGCCGTCTGGGAAAGATGGCCCCGGTTTATTGCTTCGCCAGTGCTCTCTGTTTCCATTGGCGCGCCCAGCAAAGCTAAGCTCGGCTAAAACGCTATCACCAAAATAAATCTGCACCGAACTATAACTCTCGGCCTCTGGAAAAATTACAACCAATCCGCCGTTGCTTTCTGATATCGGCTTCCAAAGAAAGCCCCCGGAGCCATCCTGGGAAGGCTTGTCTGTGGTGCAGTCAGGCCCAGGGGGCGGATCGATCTCGCTGGCTGAGCTAGACACGATCCATTCAGTTGTCATGTCGCTATTAGTAGTTATGAAATCTTGAACTGCAGGAAGCCTTGCGTCTAGGCTCTTTCTGATATGAATGTTCACAAGCTTAGGAAAGGCAGCGAAATGATTGATAAAATCAACAATGCACTCCCTTGATTTCTTGCTAAATCCCATCACGATAGCTGGTAAATACCCGTCCTGGACCACCTTTTCAGCAGCGGCAAGATATTTTGGACAACTAAAATTAGGATCGTTAGGAGCAAGCCTCGAGGGCGCTATGTAATCCTGCGCCGCAGCCGAGGTTGCGATTGCTAAAGTTGCTAAAGCTATAATTATTCTGCCCATGTTATCTCTAGCGCTCCTACAGTGTCATTAACAGTTCCCACAAAGGTGCCAAATACAAGAGCCACATTTAAAACATCCCCCGCAGCGATTGCGTCAATGTCGATCCCTTGCGTTACCTGATTGGTGTATTCACCAGTTCCAGAGGTTGTAATAGTGAAAGAAAAAACGGAGCTGCCATTTACGTGTGCCTCCACATCTATCGTGCCTGGGGTAGTCTCAACCGAGACTGTCAAAACGCACGAAAGGGCCGTGATCCAACCCGCTCGAAAAGCTATAAGCCCTCGAGTGGAGGTGCCTGGTAAGTTATTTGGATAATCCAGGTAATGATCAGAGGTTTCGTCTTGATTATTCGCTACAACTAGCTGGGAACGTGAGACGATATCGATTCGCTGTGCGCATTTTCGATGCCACAAAGAGCCGTCTTTTAGAATATTGCCTAGCCCTACAATTGCCACATTAGACCTTAAAGGATCGAGAGAATAGCTCGGCTTCTTCTTTGCGGCGCTTTACAAGCCCGGCCAGCTCTTTGCCATTATCGTATTTCCAACGATGAAACTCTTTTGCGGCACCCTTGTAATCGCCCTTATTTAGCTTTTTGAGCAAAGTAGAATTACGGAAATTCCCAGCGCCTACGTTAAACACAAAAGACGTGAGCGCCGCTCGTTGCTCAGGTGTAAGCTTCACATCAACATATTGATCTATGGCCTTTCTGGCTGTCTCAGTGTCTTTTTTCAAAAGCTTTTCGGCCTCGTCTTTTGTGATCGAAACCTTTTTGACCCCTTCCCCCGTGTGCCCATAGCCGATAGTTTTTACGCCGCCAGTGTCCTTGTAAGGCTTTAAGCGCAGACCCTCATGCTTTCTAATAAAAGCAAGATCGTCTACTGGATCCGCGTTCGCTGGCCCTTGGGCTTTAGTTTTTTTTTGAATGTCAAAAATGCTTGTCGGGCGGTTTTCAGAAGCCTTTTTAGATGCTCGGTTGTCAGCAGAAAGCGCATCGTTAATTTCTCCCTTTGCTCCTATTGTCCCACCTATTGGCAATGCTTTTAGAATTGCGGTTATAGTGCTTTCAGTTGGAGCCTGCATTAAAAGCTTTGCCATTGCAGGCTCAGCCATAGCAGAGACTAAAAGCTCTTTGATTTGCCCCTCTTGCATTTGAGCAAGGGCCTGGAGCTTGCTTCCCGCAACTCCTCCAACTACCGCCGATAAAAGCCCCCCGGCAGGGCCGAAGGCAGCATAACCGCCAACGCCACCAGCGCCCGAAGCCATTTTTCCCGCCGCCTTTAGAGTCTTAACCCCTATTGAAACGTTTTTGAGAAAATCGGCAGAGGTTTTATATTGGCCGGTTATAGATTGTCCTCCAGTAGCCGCCTGATTAAGTCGGTCGATCTCAACCTCGGAGTCTAAGTCCTTTATAAACTTTTCAACCTTGGGGTAGTCCTTGTCAAAATAGGCTTTAAATTGAGGCTCTTTGTCTTGTAGTAATTTTAGCTTTGCAGATGGGGACTTTTTATATGCTAGCTCTTCTACCAGGGCTGAGCGGCCTTGCTTTACGATTTCTTCATCTGCGCCAAACTTAGTTACAACCTCTTCGGCTGCTTCTTTTGTTGCTGTGGCCCCTCTGGCTACCTGCGCCGTTCCTTTTCGAAACTCGCCTTTTCGAGTTCGAAGCGTCTGTCCTATAAACCCCTCATCGAACACCTCTTTATATTTTCGCGTGGCTCCAATCGCGTTGCGTAAATTTGTCAAATTCTGACTGTCGATATTTCCTTGTTCTGCGGCTTTTATAGCTGCATCGTCTAGTTTCTCTCGGACGATCCCCATTATTCGAGCCTCGACAGAATCGCCGGAACGATCTGCCAGGCTCCAGACTCGACCGGCTGCGGATCTAATTGCTTGGTAATCTTCAGTGCTAAGCGTTCCTGCTCCCTCGTCAATAGCGGCTAAGACTCGATTAGCATTAGCGCTAAGAGGGACAACCTTACCGGCTCGAGTGGCTTCTTTTGCGATCTCTTTAGCAGCACCCTCCGTATCAAATCGAATATCAGTTAATCGCACAGGGTCCCAAGCTTGGCTAACCACTTCGTCAGCTTGCTCTTGGGCTTCGACCAAAAGGCCTCTTAGTTTTTGCCCTCGATCAGTTGGGTGTAACTTCAGCAAGTCGTCAGCTAAATCGTCTAAGCTTTTATCCCTGGCCGCAGCTCGTGCGGCTAAAGCATCAAGCACTTGCCCGCCTTCGTCCCCCATCTCTAACCCGATTGCCTTTTGCAACTTGGCTGCACCAGGAGTTTTTGCAATTTCAGCAAAGGTTTTAGAAATCGGTCGTCCGGCTTTGTCTACATATCCACTTGCCAAATCGTCTACATTTGCTGTTAAAAGGTTCTTTGTCCCCTCTTTGCCAGCAGCTTGGCGCAAAGTACGTCCAGCAATTTCCTCTCGGCCTTGTTTGGTAAAAGACTTAAACAAAGCTCCCGTACCGCCTCGAGCCAAACCATAGATAGAAGTGCCCGCAAGAGAGCCTAGCAAGGGGTTTTGCCCAAACTCTTCAGCGATTTGTCCCCCAGCCCCCCCACTTGCAGCCGTTGCAAGCCTTGCCAACCAGCCGCCACCGCCTGGAATAACAGCCGTAGGAAGCGCTTCAACCGTTGCCCCTAAAACTCTTCCTGTTTTGGTTTCGTATTGAGGATCTGAAACAACCTCCTCTCTTGCCTTGTTCACTTTCTCCATTACAAGCTCGGGCGTTTCCTGCCCCGCCATTCTTTGCAAGAGAGGCAATGGGCCACCGCCTGCAGAAGGGGGCACTGGCAAAGCTGCTTGCATTATCATTCCCCAAAGATCCGCTCCCCCCTTTGCTAAAGATCGTCCGTATTTACCGGGTAAAGATTGAGGCTCGGCAATGGTGTAGCCTTGAGCAAGCAAGTTGTCTGTATTTAAAACAGTGGAGACTTCGGTTGTAGGCTCGGGCGTTGGGCCTGGATCGGACGCAGGGGCGGCTATTGTATAGCCTTGCTCTAGTAGTTCTTCGCTCGTTGCCATTTTATCGAGGAATTAATTGTTTTGTTTTGTGATCTACAAAGTATTTTCCGTCGGCTGTAATTTCCATTCCTTCTATACTTTCTGGAATGTTTGGAGCTGGAGTATTAGGAGATCCGCCACCCCCAAACCCTTCGAATGGCTCAAAATCAAAAGTGGGAATATTGGCCCTGCTTCCCCCTAGCTTTTCTAAGGCTTGATATTGCGCCTCTCGCTCTGCTTCATAGGCCTTTCCAAATTCATTGTATTTAGCACCAGCGGCTTGAATAATATCATTTTTAGCCTGGGGGCTTAGTCGGCCTTTTCCTTCTACTACCTCTCTCCAGCCTCCGTAGATGTCATCTAAGGCAGACTGTGCGGCAGCGTTAAGTCTATATTCGCCCTCTCTCACGGTCCCTTCAGGATCCCAGATTCTAGCAAGCGAAGAAATCATACCAACCGAGGCCGCCCGATTATCCAAAGGCGCTAATGCTTTAAGGGCTTGGAAGTTTTTATCTATATCGGAAAACTGCACATAAGTTGGCGATTTTGTAATCCTGTCATAGATCTTACCCTCGTAGTCTAAGACAGCTTTCTTGCGAGGGTCTAAAAAGCTTGCAGCGTCATTCGCTTCCATATTGTCATAGGCTGAAAACTCGCCCTTTTTACCCATTTGGGATTTTAGATAAGCTTCCATTCCTGCGGTTTGCAAATCCTGTGCGGCCTTTTCTCTGGCCGCTCCCTTTTGTAGCTTAAAAAGTAGCCCTTGCTTTTTGGCTAAATCAAAGACGTCTTGATCTAGTACCGCAGGGCGATCTAGATCTTGTCCGGCCAGGCTTGCACCAAGCGCTGTGTCGTAAGCCTCTTTTGCTCGAGACTGATAACTCTTAGAAGCTCCACTAAACAAGCCTTGACCAAGGCCTGTTAAAAGTCCACCGATTAGAATCTCTTTTGGGCTGTAAGCTCCCGAAGCAGCGCCTTGTAACACTAATTGCGATCCTAGTTCGGGAACTTGTCCCCATTGAGCATAGGGATCTGATTCCGCTATCGCCTTATCCCTAACACCGTTAGCCTGAATTAAGCTTAAAAGATCTGTGTAACTAAGATCCGCCATTAGAAGCTACCTCCGCCAACAAACACGCCATCTTCAGGGTTTTGACTAGCCTTTTGTGCATCGGTGGCATACTTCGAAGCCCCGGCGGCAATGTTAGCGCTTGCAGGGATGTACTTGCTTGTAAATTAGCCAAATACTTTTCAAGCTCTCTTTGCGCATCGGTGTCTTGTAGTCCCTGCATTCCCAAAAAGGCTGCAAAAGGAGACACAGGATCATAAGCCGGAGGCGCTTGATAAGGACTGTAATTTCCTTGCTGCTGGCCTGGGCCAAGGTTAGCCAAAAAGCCAAGCTCAGAAAGATTCTGGTTTCTAGCTGCCTGGTCAAAGGCAAACTCTTGACCGATTTCCGAAAGGTTTTGTTGTCGTTGAGATTGCTCCAGACCAAACTGGTTTTGAATCTCACCAAGATTTTGCTGGCGGATTCCAGTTTGCTCAGACAATTGATTACCCCTTAGCTGCTCGCCAATTCCAAAAGCTCGGCTGTACTCTGTCCCACCCACTTCAACGGCACGTTGACGCGCATCGGTGCGAGCCAAATCAAAACGCTCATTGATGTCTCCAATTTCTTGTTGGTAACGAGAATTCGGATCGTTGGAATACGGAATTCCCTTGTTAAAAAGCTCTTGCTTTTTGGCTTCCAGGGCTCGGGTTTGATCCTCATCAAGTCCTCGGGTAAGTCGTCCGAATACCTCATCCTCGATCCTTGCTCTATCAGCCTCTAAATCCCCCGAAGACCACCTATCTGCAAGCTCCGGGGCAAAGTCTGTTTGATACCCCTGCAGCCGCTCCATAGCTTGAGGGTTAAACCCTGAGGTGTAGTTTTGAAACCTATCAATAGCCCCTGATTGAAAGCTTTGATCCAGTCCTTGTAATCGGCCTTGAGCAAATTGCATGCCTTGCTGAGACAGCCCAACGCCTTGCTCATATAGAGCTTGCTGCTCAGGGGAGAGATTAGTGGTTAAGACCGGGTTTCCGTTTTCATCAAACGTAACCACCTGCGAGCCATAAGGCCCGTACTGCGAGGGGTTAAAGTAACCAATATTTTTTGTAGCTTGCAGATCCGCTGCCGACTGCTCGGCCTTTACCGCTGAGCCAGGGCGATCAATGTCAATTTTGTTTGTTTGCTTAACAACTTGTTGCTCGGGAGTTTGCGGCGTTACATTATCAAGATAATTAGTGCCCGTACCGGCATCGCCACCCTTTAGGGCCGCGCGGATAGCTTGCACGCGCTTATAGTAATTTGGCGCAGCCGATGGGCCGCCCCTGTCTTGCACGATCTTTCGATTCTTAGCTAAGGCAGCGCGGAGCTGCTCTTTGCTCATCTGAGAATAGTTAGGCATTGCCATCAGTTAAGTCCTCCGCCTACTTCGAATTCTATTTCAAGCTCCGTTATCTCGTCTATCCCTTGATTATCTGCCGTAACAACGAACTGAAACCAGCGCCCCGTGATTCCTATCTCAAACTCGGTGGGATCGGTCATTTCTGTGGATGCCGAGCCCGCCATGGTGGCAGTTTTTGAGACTGTGTTAATCCCGGAAGCCTTATAGTCGCGATTAATCGTTAAGGTGTAATCCGTGGAGGCGTTCGAGCTTAAGGCCGTATGATTAGCAAAGAGCCTTGCATAGGTAATTGATTTAATCTCAGAGATTCCTAGATCAAGCCACCCTGTAGCCCATTCGCGCACATCGCCCTGGGTGCTAGAAGATTCCAGAATATAAATTCCATTATCCGGCGTTGAATAATGCAAATCGCCAAAGGCAAAACAGATTGACAAAAGCGCATCGTCGGCAGTTGTTGTCAGAGATGACCAGCCGCCTGTGCGTAAATTCAGAGCAAAGATAAGCGGATCATCACCTATTGTCGCCTCTAAAGTTTTTACTTGCGTGTATAAAAAAGGCTCTTCGGTGGAAAGTATAATCTGATTTTTTTCAACGTCCTGCGGAGTGTTTCTGTCCGACCATGCGCCGCCTCGTTCATAATGCCGCCGCACTTTATCGGTTACAGTATAAAGAGAGGCCGGAGTAGCATTTGCAGATAGGGCTTGGGATAAAAGAATGATTCCTTCGACTGTGGCTATAGCAAGATCAGATCCGATCTTTACTATTGCCCTACGCCCAATCGGCCTTGGAATCTTAGCCCTAATAACTAGCTCCCAGTTATCAGCCGCAGGGTTATCGCCTGAATAGATCAGGAGCTCGCCGGAGTAAGTCCCTATAACGCACAGCTCTTCGTTATAACCCCCTTGGTTAAACGACCAGGAAGCGCCCCACATTAAGTGCTCAACGTCTTGCAGAATCTCAGCTAGATCCACTTCGGTTAAAGAGCCTGTGACAGCACCTAGCCCTGCATACCAAAATGAGCTTGAAAACGTTGCCGCTTGGCCTTCGATAAAATACAAACGGCCTTTGTAAGCCCAGCCATAACCTAGGATCTTGTCATCGCTCGAGGGGCCAGTAAAAGCAGCTAAGGTGGCTGCACCTCCAGTTCTGTCTATGACAGAAATGTCATCATTATTATTTTGATTAATAATAAAAAGCCGATTGCTAAAAGGCACAAATTGACAATTTGCCCCTTGGGCATTGTTTGAAATCGTGCCCGATCCCGTAATGTCAGACACGGAATAAGAGCTATTAATCAGGTAGATCTTTGTAGGAGCAACGGCAACAATCCGCTCCGCTCCGGTTGAAAGCGACCAGGAAGTCATAGAGTAAACATCATCGGCATCCATTGCCGTGACTACTTGTGTGCTATTACCAACAGCACGAATAGAAGAATGCAGGGCATAGTAATTTTTTAGAGCTAAAGCCTCGTTAGGCCCTACTCGATTTTCAGGATCGCGAACATTCAGGCCCCCGAGAGGGGCTGAAATCTTGTATGCTTGGGTTCCTTGAGATCTTCCCACTCAATCTATAACCCTTCTAGCAAAAATGGATCTTTTGGCTGCCCTAGCCCCATAGGGCCTGCAGGCTTAGCGCTTGCGGCTAGGTTTTCATTGCGCATGCCACCATTGCGCACATACATCTGCTTGCCGCTCGAATCTTCGATGATCACATCGTTAAAAGCAGTGCCAGGCCGAGAAAAGCGCACAGTATCAGCATACCCGTTAGAAGCTCCAGAGCTAACACCACGATCCAAAATCTCCCCCGTTTTTGCATCCTTGATCACCACTTGGCCCGCTTTGTAAGGGAATAAAACCGCAAGGCCTCCCTTCTCCGATACAGGCTTCCACAGCACGTTGCTTTTAGTTACCGCCTCTTCTCCCGGTTGCCCTGGAGCACCTGGAGACTGAGGGGGGGCAAGCGGGTTCCCATTTTGCTGCATTGCAGCCCCTATGCCTTGCGCTAGATCCGACGGGCCTTGCCTTTGCATACCCGACAGATCAGCGCGCTGTAGCATGTTTGGCTGATATCCCTGCAGACTAGGATCCATCTTATAGTTAGCCGCGCTTACAAAAGCCTCACTCTCTGCCTGAGCTTGTATCCTTGGATCGATCATTAGTATCCCGTTCGCTCGTTCATAACTCGTCTATTTCTACGAATTCCCCGCTGCATTGCGTGCCTGCCTGGAGCCATGCGGCGCTGCTGAGGTTGCGCGTTCATAGGTTGCGCATTCATTGGCTGCTGTGGGGCTCTTTGGAAAGCAGCCCTTTGAGAGGCCTGATCAAAGGCCACATCTGCTGGGGTTGGCCCAGGCTGTGGTGCGCCACCGCTTCGGCGTTGTTCAAGATAGTTTTGCACACGGTTATATTCCGGGCGGCCTTGCATTGCATACTGGCGCAATCGTTGCGGGGTAATCCCAGGCGGGAGCCCCATTCCCTGGCCCTGTGGTGGCTGCTGCTGAAATGGTGGCTGGGCAGCAGACCCGGCAAAGCTGGGGCGGCCTTGCGAAACTGGAGCCACCGCCCTGCCAAGTTGTTGAGGCGGTTGCATTCCCGCTAGCATTCCTTTCTGTTGATATCCGTACATTATGCAATCCTATTAAATGCTTCTTCTTCTTCGGGGGTTAGGGGACGCTTTACTGGGGTAACCCCAGCCGCTTGATCAAAAGCAACATCTGCTGGGTTTCTAGCTTCATAGCCCGCTTGGGCTTTTTGCGCTGTTTCAGATCCGCCGGGGATTTGTGGAGGCAATGCAACTTGCTGCGCTGGGCCTGGTGGCGCTGTAGGGTCTCGCCCTTCGTAAAGCTCAGACAGACTATTCATGTGGATATCGAAAGTTTGCTGATCTATCTGCCCTTCTTGTAGCTGCTCATTAAGAGTCGCTATCACCTTATCCCCGGTCAGGCCCTTGCTTTCCATCATGTGGATAAGGTTTTTGCGCACATCGCCCAGATCTTTGGCGTTGCTCATCGCAGCATTAGCAAAATAGCCCGTAAAATCGTCTTTTAGCTTTTCATTACCGCCAGTAAAGACTCGAGCAAAAGCGCCAGACCAAGCCGCAGCGCCATGCGCTAAAGGATTGTCAAAATCAACATTATACGCAGCCTCTTGCCCGTCTTTACCTATGTCAAACTTTGCACCACCGGCTAGATCCACGTTCCAATCATCGTCGACTAAGCCGAACTCTTTGATATTCTTGCGCACGCGATCACGCATGATTTGATCGTCGTTTTTAGTCGAGCCAAAGCCTAAAATGTGCTTAAACCCTAGCTCTCTTAAAGAGCCGAAAGGCCTTAGCTCGCTAGGAATAACTTTATCCTTGAGATCCTCCCAAGATCCAAGCATGTCCGTTTTGCGGATTTCTTTGTCCGTTAGCGGACCACCGCCAACAGCTTTTTTAGCTTTGCTTAGCCCTTGGTAATTCTTATAAGAAGCATACGCGATCGCTGCAGCCGTGAGCCAAGGCTGCACAGCGGATAAGGTGCTAGTAGTCGAAGCCCCACCGCCTTCGGCTAAGGCCGCTTCCGAAGCGGTTTGCGCTCCGTATTGTAAGCCTGTATCCACGCCATACTGAGCCGCTTGATCAAAGGCAACGTCAGCTGCGGCCTGTGTGCCAACTTGCCCAGCAGCTTGCGTGCCGCCATCGCCGAAAATCCCGGTAAGATCACTAATCCCGTACTGGCCTGAGCCGATGTCAGTACCAAGCTTAACGGCAGCCGCTCCACCAACGACGGTTCCAGCTGTTGCGGCTAGGCCAGGCTCTTTCTTTTTCTTATCTAGCGCCCCTTGATCTCGTAAATAATCCCCTTGCTCTTGTCGATTAGGGTAGTATTTATCGTCGTAAGGATTATAAACCCAGCCGGGACGCTCGCCATAAGTATAGTAATTCGGGCCGGGGGGAGTAGGATAATCTTGAGGATTAACAGGCCCATACTTTCCTTGATTCATAAGCTCCAGCCTCCCCAACCCTCGGTAGGATAATAGCGCCGAACGCCACGGCGGCCACGAGCAAAAGAGCCTTTAAAAGAGCCATGGTGGCGAGTCTTGGCACGCTCAATAAGCTTTTGATAACGCCTAAAAGCGTCAGCGTAATCTTTTTTCCTAATCTCTAAATAGCGATACAAAGTGCCCGCGATCAAAATATCATCATCGAACATTGAAACATCCGTATCAGCCCCAACTGTTTCTTTGGTGGTGGTAGTTGGGGTAAACCCGGATTCGTAAAACATGCGAGAGGTAATGTAATCAAAGCTAAGGGCAATCGTAGCTGCAGGTGTTGGGTCTAGCTCAAATTGCTGCGAGCTTGAATATTGGCCTATATCAGGCCCGAAAACGCGATAGGCAAAAGTGTTTGATGCTGAGCCGGGCCCGTATTGCCTATAGTTCCATTCGGAATCCGATAAAGGCCCGATCAGACTCCAGGCGCGGGTTTGATCATAATACGTGCCCTGAATGCCCATATAGTAATCAGCGGGCAAAGCATATTCCGCATCCGAGGCTGAGGTATTAAAACTGTAAGATCTCTTTTGCTGTGGAAAGCAAGCAAGCTGGCGAAGCTCTCGAGAAACAGACTCTAAAAGGGCAAGCAGTTGACGATTATCATCATAGGCAGAAACTTGAGGCTCGTTGGCCTCGTCACAGACAGCTTGCAAATTTGCGAGTATAGTTGCCATTCATTTAATCAGCTTCGACGCCTAAAATAATCGTCAAATCATCGGTTGCTGCAAAAGTGATTGCCCCAGCCGCTTGAGCCACTCCATACAAATTCCCGTCTGTGCTCTCAACCACCTGTGCGAATTTTAGATTTGTATATGCAACGGAGCTTGAGTTTAAAGTCATATAATATACGTCAGCTGTGTTTCGAACATGAATACTTCCGCAATACTTTGAGGCCATCTCGGTATCGGCAATGTCTAAAGCCGCATTGTCCGAACTGGTCAAAGTAGGAGACGCGTTAAAAAAGTGAACTGTCATAGCAGGAAAGGCCCCGCTTTCTAGCAATACAGCCAGAGAGACGATAACCCCACTTCTAGGGCCACCAGCAAAAGCGTCTGTGAAAGTCATTACTCCACCCACCTGATCCAAGTCGGCGTAGGCGGAAGTGCTAACTGTAGGAGTGGCCCTGCGTAAAATATGCTTTCTTGATGCGGTCCCGCTCATTTAGAATCACCCTTGATGTTCTTTAGCTTATCTAGGATCTTGTTCATCTCTTCCCTGATTGCTGCGTCTCTTTTGTCTCTCGATTTGTGTGCATTAAGCCAGCCTGCAACCTCTTGATTTGAAAGTTTAAGCTCCTCTCTTGCCACTTTATGAAAGTGCGCATCTCCCAAAGCGTAGAAAAGGAGCCCCGCGAAAAACCCTGCTAATGCGAAAACTGCAACCCTCATTAGCTTCCTGCACTAGCACAGACACAAGAGTCTGCTGTTGCATCGGCACAGTCCACGAAGGCCGGGGTAGACGCCTCTAGTCCGATAACGCAGCCTAGAGTACAGGTAGTATTACAAGCCTGGTTAGCCGAATCTTGTTCAACCCAGTTGAGATCTTGAGAAGCGGCGATATTGATCCCGCCAGCTGTTATCGTAAGATCTCCAGATGTCAGCACCGCATCTCCTGCCGTAATGGTGAAAGTGCCGGATGTCATCGTTAGTGACGTGCCAGAGGCTACCGTAACCAAGTTATCCGCAATGGTTAGATCTACAGCAGTTCCTCCACCAGCTAGGGTGATGACATCTCCCGAGCCTTCACCCTGAATAACTACGTCATCCTCAGCCGTGATAATAACATCATCCCCGGCAGCCGTGAGAGTAAGATCCGAGTCGGCAGAAAGGCCCGAGGTAAGAGCTTCGGCCAAAGCTGAAGGCATACCCAAGCCGATCAAGTCGTTCTCTGTAGTTTGTGCCAAAGCCAAGCTGGGAAAGCCAAGACAGGCTAAAAATAAAACTAGCTTTTTCATTTCTCTGAGTCCTTAGGCTTTTTAAAAGATTGCGCTAATGCCCCAACAACTTTTGATCTTGACTCAACCTTGACAATCGGTGCCGCCTCTTTCTTGGGAGGATTCTTCCATGCCTCATAGGCTTTGGCGTGCTTTTGTCGGCAAGCTTCATCAACTAGCTCGATGGTATGCTCAGTGACGGGCTTACCATCACCATTGATCCGCACCTTAGGCACCTTATACCATTCACGCTTGACCACTTCGCCGCTAAAGGTTTTATGGTCCTGGGTAAAAAATTCTATATCGCTCATATCATGCCGCTATAGGAGGAGGTTCAGTTTCAGGTTTTACTGCTCGAGCCTTTCTTTTAGCCGTCTTTCTTTTCGGACGACCACGGGCAGGCTTTGCAGCTTTTAGAGTTTGATTCTCAGCCTTTAAGGCTTCAAGCTCTTTTCTAAGCTCAATCAAATCATCGGCAAAAGGTTTGAGCTTCGCTTTTTCATTTTGCGCATTGCAAAAGTGAATAGCACTCTCGAAAGCTTTCACTAAATTACCTGGGAAACGACCCTTAACTCTATCTTCTGGTAAAGAAGCGAGTTGCTGCACTGTGTAAATGCCTTCAGACTGCAGCGCGATAACATCGCCTGTCGTAATCTCGCCCCAACGCTCTAAGGATAGCCCCTGGGCTCCAAGACCCTTCTTCCAAGCCTTATAGGCCTCGGCGTAAATGCCGCCCTTGACCTCGTAATTCCCATCTTCGTCTTTCACAAACTCATAGCGATATAAGCCCTCACCCATATCAATGCGGGTTTTTCGCAAGTCTAAAAGCTCTTTTGGTAGCTCTTCAATCCGATGGCAAGGCTTGTGCTTTCTGTCTCGGTAGATCTGAACCATCTCAATGGGATCGGTGATCTCCATATCGTACTGCTCGGACTTCATCGGATTTTTGCGATTATGAACGAAAAACCGATAAGCCAACCCATTATTGTGGCCTTGAGGGGTAAATTCAGTCACCCCAGATGCAAGCGCACGAGTCGCCAGGCCTTTATTAATAAAATCCTCCTGGGCTACGTCAGGAAAGCTATAATTGTTAAGATCTACACTCATACGATTTGCCCCTTAAAGTGTAAGGGGGCCAGTTAAGGCCCCCGGTTGGTTAAGCTTAAGCTGTATCTTCTAGATACAAAGCATGTGCGCACACGGCTGAGCCTGTGGCCCCAGCAGTAATTGCTTCTAGCGCCTGTACGCCTGGAGCAAAACAAGGCCCAGCGGTTGCTGATAGGGTTCCAGCTGTCTCACCATCGAGATAGACAATCTCATCAACAGCCAAAGCACCACCGGCCTCAGCCGTGATTGTGAAAGTCCCAGGTCCTACAAAGACCCAAGCATACTCATTATCGGCAAGCGCCGTTGCGCTTTTGTCCCACACGCAACACTGGATCAAGTCAGTGTCAGCAGGGTTAGAGGTTTCCGTTGCAATTGCGTCAATCTGCCAATCATCAGCTGTATAATTATAGAGATGATAAGACGTAACCGCCCCGTCAGCCTGCATGTATCTATAGTGATTCCCCGCCGCATCAACATGCAAAGAGCCCAAAGCGTGCTCTTGCGTGCTGGAGGGAGCATAATTTACCTTTAATAGTTGTCCACTCATTTTCGCTACCTCGTTAGAAATTCAAATTAAAATCCAACCCAGCAGCGCTTGGCGTAACCGCCAATAGTGCAAGTGGCCATAGTGAACATCAAGCGAGAAACAGCTGCCTGATCGGCGCTGTTTACAGGCTCGAGCATATCGAACTCAGCTTTTCGATGGAAAACAACGTTAAACCCGCCTTCTTCCACATTAAGAAGATAGGTTCTAGTGGCTGTTTGCGTAGAAAAGCCCGAGTAGTTAAGCCCACCAGAGAGATACATGGGGACCCCTCTATACCAGAGCTTATTATGCCCTACTCTTGCTGAGTCTTTTTCGTGCGTGATTTGCTGGATTGCTCGAGTGGAAGCCGTAAAAGCCTTCCAGTGAGTATCTCCCATAAGCCCAATATTAACCTGAGGCTTAGAGTTGATAGTAGTTGCATCAAGACCCTGATCCAGGAATCGAGTTACGTTACCACTGTCTACTGCACCGTCAGACCAATCTGAGCTTGTATCAAACGCCTGGTTTCTAAACCACGCCGCATCTGAGCTAGAACGATCAATGCCGCCTACCGTTCCAGAGGTTGGAGTAGTCGAAACCAAAGCCGCAAGCCCTGCCATCTGCAATCCGCTTGAGCCCGTTCCGTCCGAGAGGACACCCTCATGGAATTTGTTCATTTGGGTGGATTCTAGGACTTTGAACTTGCTCGATATGAGCGGGATATACTGATCGGGGCCTTCGTTTTGGTATTTCTCAGAAAGAGAAAACACCACCGAGCCAAGCATGTAATTCCAATTAAACTCGGCTGCATCCATTATGTTGTTTTCTGTGAGAGAGATCTGCCCAGATGCACCTACCCAGTCGACAGTATCGTTTTGATCGCTTAGAGCTTCCTCAACGATTGTTCGACCAGATGGAACGCGACGATAACCGCCATGCTCTTCCATGTGCATCGTCACTGGGAGATTGTCTCTGACAGCATCTTTGGCGCGTTTTGAGCGCCTGCGACCAGTTGCTGTAACAAGCTGGCCCAATCCTACGTCTGTCATTTATCTTCCTCGTAACAAATCCTCCAGAGCTATTTTTGCTGACTGTTCTGGAGTTTCATTTTGCGGCACTTCCAGGGGATCCCTGGGAGCTTCGGCAGAAGGAGCCACTCTGCCCCTCACTGTCTTTGCTGCTGATACCGCCTTTTGATTGTTCTTTACGGGAAGTCCGGTCGAACTTGCCTGAGGAGAGTATCCAAAGGATTGGCGGGCTTGCTGAACAACATGCTTGAGCGCCTCGCCATAGCTTATCCCCGGATGGGTTCTCTTCAGTTCGGAAACCAGGGGTTTCGCGTATTGCAGAAATTCACGTTTGTGAGTTTCTGGATATAAAAAATTCCCAGAAGCGTCTACCTCATCCTGGACTTCGTTTATCTCTTCCAGAATAGGCTGAGCGGCTTCTTGGACTTGCCTTTGCTCTATCCAAGAGAGTATTTGGCTATTTTGTTGCTGTAAAGACTGAAACTGTGGGTTATTCTCAAAGCTTGCGCCGTTTTGACTAGCGGAAACCGTAGATCCATCCCGTGAAAGCTCAACATCAAAGCCTAACGATTTCCCAATCCGAGTTAAGGTACTCGCAGAAGTCTCGGGATTCATTAAAAGTTGATGATTGCCGATTAGCTGAGCAACTAAAGCAGACTCGGAGATCCCAGCTTCGGCCAACTCAGGGTTTGACGTGTAATAAGGCCGCACCGCTTCGACTAAATGCCGGGCCTCTTTTTCCGCTTGCGCTAATTGCTGCTGGCCCTGAGTAAAGCGCCCTTGATGCTCTCGAAACATCCGAGCAGCCTCGGCCTGGATCTCAGGCGGGAATTTTTCCCAAGCCTCTTTCGTATCCGCCGAGAATCGATTAGGAGCAGCTACCGAAGAGGGTTTCCCGTCTTGGGCTTGCTGGGAGTGCTTAGCGGATTGCCCTGATTCGTGCGAAGCGGGCTCGCCTGCCTCCTCATCCTCAGACCCCTCACCCTGCCCAGCCTTAACTTCGGCAAGAGCCTCTTTGACGCTTTCCTCAACACTTTCCGGTTCTCCTGAATCTTCGGTTTCTATTATGGACTCATCTTCCGTAGCCGAGCCCGTAATCTCTTCTTCACTTAAGCCTAAAGTGGCTTCACTTCGTACGCCTTGCCCCATTGTCTTTTTTCCCTTTTATGCAATTCCTTTTCCTCTTCGGTAAAAGGAACCCTGTTGTATTTAACGTCCATGTAAGCAGCTTCGATCATCTCTCGATCATACTTTGCCACCGCCTCGGGATCTTCAGAGGTAGGCTTTTGATCTAAATGATCCCCGCCAGTTTCGTAAAATCCTTTTTCTCTATAATGACGCCGCAAAGCTGATTTTGATGTAAACACAGGCCTATCGAAATCAGCATAGCTTTCCACGGGATCAATCTCGTCTGTAATTACAGTAGGAGCAATCACCCGCTTTTTTTTTGATTCATCAATTCTAACAAACTCGCCATCTCGAAAGGCAAACACCCCCCTTTCGCCTGCTCCGTGTTTTGGAATATCACTCATAAAAACCCCATAAGCATAAGCTGGGCAACTTCTAGATCTTCTTCAAAACGAATCTGAGGTTCGCGAATAATTGCCCATTCTTCCTTTGATAGCTCATCTAGTGGATCTTTTTTGCGCTTTTTGCGGGTAGCTTTGCGAGCGCCCTCAATAAGTTTCGCACCAACGCCGTGATAGTGAGGCTTAAGAAAATAGAAAATGCTCAATAGTGGACCATTACCATAATGATCGGCACTAGCGCCGAGATAAAAGCTACCACGAAAACTACTTGGCTAACGTTGTCCATTATGTCCCATCTCTAGACCTCTTAAGCGCTGACGCATTTCTTTGACCTCATCAATGCACCACCGAATTTCAGTTTTTAAATTCTCAACCGCATAAACATTACTAGATCGCAGCTTTTGCTCCGCAACGACCCCTTGCAGTACGGAATGAGTTTGCGCTTGCCTTTCAGAAAGCGATGCTAAAAACCAAGCCGATGCCATGAGCTGGCAAACAAACCCTAGAAAGACTGTGATAGTCGTGATCTTAAATTGATGCCTTTCCCGCTCTTGCTCTTCAGTCATGCACTAATTTGAGGCTCTAAGTCTTTGCCGTTAGTAACTTGGACCTGCGAGGACTCTTTAAGCTTTTCGATCTCAGCTTTTAAACACTTAATCTCGCTTTCAATGTCTTGTCTTTGGCTGACAATTTGCTTTTGCACTTGTGTCATTTCAGACTTCATCTGAGAAAAGGTGTCGCTCAAAGCAATTTGCAATTGAGCACAAGTGTTGATCCATTTCTGTATGTTTTCTTCCATTTTTATCCCCTTATTAAATGGCGTCATTTAATTCAGTCATTAATGCCAATACTTCACCGATAAGCGTTTCCGCTTCGGCCTTTAAATCTTGTAAATTCAATGTCAATGGCGGTGTTACTCCATTTTGCCAAAGCGAATTAAGCTCTCGCAATCTTCGAAGCTTTCGCGCCGACTGATCCAGCTTTTCAGTTACAAATTCTGGTGTGAGTGCCATTACGTTTCCGCTGAGACTTTAGTTATTGTTATTCCGCACATATCAGCGACGGTATTCATCGTCGCACCGCCTGCGCCAGTTTGATCACAAATTACTTGCACCTTATCGCCACCAGTAACGCCAGTAAGCACCACTACTGCCGATCCGGTTGTAGCACTTTCGCCCGCAGTTCGATTATACATGGAGACTCGGGAGCCATCGACCTCAACAAAGCTACCGCTTGAATCCTCTTCTAGCCAGGCGTTGGTAGTAGTTCGAGTCGTGCCGCTTGAAATCTCCGCCGTAACTCTAAATTCAATCTTGTAAGTGCCATCTTCTGGCAATGTAATTTGACTTGAGGCTAGTGTGTAAAGCGATCCTGCATTGTATCGAGTAGTATCAAAAGGCACCGTAACAGTGCCGGTAGTAAAACTAGAGCTTGCTGAATTGGCGTAAAAATCGCCAATCATTACCTCGGTTCTT